CCCTCTCGCTCTAGATATACATCACTGGCTACTGATGATACTGCGGCCGGCTCTACTGCTGCCAACGCTGGTGGATTCTTAGCTGTATCAGTAGCGCTCTTAGCTATGTTCTCCTTACCTGGGTTCTTAGGAGCTGCCTTATAGGCTGATATAGAGCGCTGTATATCCTCTCCTAGTGAGCCTATAGCATCGCCTCCTGGCGTAGTGGCGTCTGGCGTAGTGGCGTCTGGCGTAGTGGCGTCTGGCGTAGTGGTAGAGTCATTAGGCTCGGTGGGTACTTGGTCACCATCTGGATCAGACTGCTCTATATCAGACTGAGTTGGTTCATCAGGAGTATTTGTATTTTCAAGTATGGCCCCGCATCCATTAGGTAAATCAGGTAGTTTAGGGAACTCTGGTATGTGCGGAATGAGATCGACGTTTAACTCTATCTCATCAGGTATAACCGGTAGTGTATTGAGAGTCATAACTCCGCTTAGGGAGAATACAGCACCCGCGCCCTGGAATATGCTGGGCCCCGCAGTTATATGATTGTGAGTTATGCCCTGGAAGGCACTCTTCAGTGCATAGGAGTTCATACCTTCAGGACTGAAGGTCATACCTGATAGACCGCCTCCTGGTACCGATGAGTATATATTAACGCGGCCCACTGGTATCTCAGCTGGCTCCTCTTTATCGTCTGCAGCCTCTGATCCTATAGGTGATGCGGCTGCTATTAGATCTACGTTAGTGGCTCTTGCTACCATCTCGCCGTAGCTATAGAGCTTCATTTCGTTTAATGATGTGCTAGTGTGTGTAGTAGCATAACTCTTGTAATCAGTAGAGACCCGCTCCATCTCGCCTAGGGCCGTAGCCTTATCTACTTGGGCTACTGTCTCACTTCTATCTGATACGCGTAGTCTATTACCTGAGCGCTGTAAGTCGTCCCCCTCTATAATTCGAGTACTATCCTTACCCATTGCGTAGTGGTGGTCGCTAATGTGATTAATGGAGTTCCCGGACTGCACTACATAGTTGTCGGTGACGGACTGCATGAAGGGGGCCCGTTGCATGATATTAGTATCACTCACAAGCTGTATGTTATTAGCTACCTGCGTGAGTCTATTGGCAGGGGCAATATTGACATTGCCCTGACTTATATCAGTTAGCTCTGCTCTATCGCTAAGGAGTGAGCTCTCCTTGAGCTTACGGATTCCATCTAGTGATTGCTCAGTATTACCATTAACTGCCGTACCTGCAGCATTAATATTTTGTTCTGTATTAGGCGCTATGCCCTCCCGCAGAACCTGGTTGGCCTGTAGGTTCATGTCTCTTAATTCTAATAGCCCCTCTACTGCCCGCACGGGCTCTACTATAATCTGAGAGCTGATGCGGCGAGGTTCGAACGGAGTGGTAGATGCCGTTGCCTGCCCTAGTGTCTGTGTTGCTTGTTGGTATGCTGTGTTCTTAGATACCTCATTGAGATCATTGAGCGCAGGTCCCAGCGTAGGAGTGTTGCGGCCCGCTTCTAGATCTCCTTTCAGTAGTTGATCTTCTATTTTACTCATAGGTCTATATCCTGTATGGCTCCTCGTTGATTATCTATTTCAGATATGGCTGCTAGGTTATTGCCCATTATTATCCAGTGATCTAGCGTAGACCGCCGCAAATACTGCGAGGCGGTATATAGTAGATTACGTACCCGTCCTAGGCGTGTTCTTTCTGCATCATCAGCGAGAACATATACCTCTACATCGGGTCGAGGAGAGTTATAAGCATGTATGTAAGCCAGGTTGGTCGTGTATGCTGCCATAGTCACTAGGTGCGTATTGAGGCCACCTGGATACGGTAATGAAGTTATGATACTGCTGCTTACCTGCCGTAGTAGGCCGGGCTCTGTAGGTATCAACCACTCTCGTAACTCATCTGGTGGATCCTGGCTTAGGTCCTCATAGAGATTAAATAACGCTGGGTCTATCTGTCCGTGCCATAGATCCCATAGTAGATCCGGCCCGCCTGGCACCACCCAGTAGCGTTCTAGATAGGGAGCCTCCATATTCTGTATGGCGTTCAGGAAGCCGGCTACGCGAGTTATACCAGTGGGTTGGCATAGAAATGCCTTGAAGAAACGGTGGCTATCTAGTGGTTCCTCTGCTCCTAGCGTTGCGTAATACTCCTTCCAATTGGGCTGCATGCTCCATAGAGTACGAGTGGCTTCATATACTAGACGACAGGGGCTGGCATAGTGCATTCTATAGCCCCCCAGTAGTAGGTAATAGCCTATGCTACTAGCAGAGGTCCCCCATACTCGCCTATCAGTTAGTAGTAGTGTTTCACTATAGTCATTGGGTGGTAGCCAATTAGGCCTCTCCGCTATACGCCTGTATCTATCTGCGTGCTGCGTAATGACCGTGTAGTCCAGATTACTCGAGGTAGGTAGTGATAGTAACAGTATGAGCTGCTCCTCTAGAGAGCGAGTTATATCTCTCCACGTAGGACGGGTACGAGGGGCCGGCACCTTACGCATGATACTGGCTAGTCTCTCGTGAGAGCCGGCTATCAGAATAGATAGATTATTAATAGCCGCTTCATCTATGCGTGTTACGGCATCTGTATTAGCCCCGGGTAATTGAGGTACGGCCTCTAGGTTAATTAGCACGATATACTGCTCCTACTATACTTTGCACTGACTCCTCCGAGTAGCCGAACCAGCGCGCTAGTTGAGCTGCCACTAGCGGTTTATTAGCCGAGTTAGCTAGCATCATAAAGTTGTTAATTAGTGGTGTATCAGGCATTCGCTTTCTTATTAGCACCTCGAGACCCTCGGCGTTTACGTTGGGCCTCTCTCTACTATCAACTCGCATCTGTATGGCCTGCGGCAGTCTTACACCTATAGTAGCTGCATTCAGCGCTAGTACCTGGCCCGGCATCATACGACGGGGGCTACTAACTAACTCTATACCGCTCAGTAGCCATACAGCATCTAACCAATAGGGCCTGGGTAGTATTACTATTAGTGCGTAGCCCGCGCGCGCATCACGGGTATCCGCATCGTACGTATATTGTGTTAGGAGCCTGAATTGATTTACGTGAGTGTTAATACCGCCCGCGCGGGCTATAGCTCTCTCTAGTTCATCCCCATCCCTACTAGTAGTTCTCATTAGTCTATATTAATCCCTTTAATACGGTAAGGCGCGGGTCTACTGCATTCAGACCCCCACCTATACCAGATCTTACTCTCCACTCAAAGTGAAGATGAGGACCAGTGCTACGGCCAGTATTACCTACTTCACCTATTACTTGTCCTTGTTGTACTACGTCTCCCAATTTAACAGCAAACTTGCTCATATGCGCGTACCAACTCTGATTGCCCCCTACGTGTTCTAGTCTAACTATATTACCAAATCCATTATTCTCGAATCCGACTGATATCACCTTGCCTGTCATAGTGGCTAATATAGGTGTGCCTATTGGAGCCCCTATATCTATACCGTTGTGCATCCTACCCCAACGCCAGCCAAACCCACTAGTCAGAGGTCCCTTAGAGGGTACTATGCCACCCCCAGAGCCTGGACTACCAGGCATTACCTGACCTGCTGATGCGCTTACCTCATTGAACTGAAACCCGGGGGCTCCTGCTCCATAGGATAGAGAATTATTAGTCATAGCTCTATTAACCTGAGGTACGGAACCTGTATGGATAATGGCATCGCGTTGGTTATAGGGCCACTTGAACTCTCCTGTACGATTGAATGTAGCATTAACAAATCCATCTATACCCTCTAACTGTTCATTAGAATAAGCACTATCGCCCGGTATGGTGGGGGCATTACTCCCACCACCACTCAAGGTAGATGGTGCCGGGCCCTGTCCTCGCCTATAGGCTAGATATTGCTTATATAGAGTATCTAGCGTATTCTCTCCACCTCGTGCTTCAGAGGCCCCCGGTAGACTAGTCCATTGTTTCTGTAGCTTATTATAGTAGCTTAGTATGTCACCACTCATGACCTCTTCTACCGTAGTACCAGTCTCATCGAGTATTAAATATAATACGGCTAGATCCTGATTCAGAGGGCTGAAGTCAGATAGCATTCCTCCAGTCTCTCTATTAATACCATCCCACGTCACATCTAAGATTTGGTATCTACCTGCGGCCGTGGTGTAGTTCCCATTATTTCCTATTGGAAATCTCTGGCGGGGGTGGTCCTCGTAACTACTGAATGTAGATCCACCATATAGTGTATTGTAGTCGGCCCCCTCAAATTGTTCATCACTGATTACATCCAGGAGGGCCCTAAACTCAGGCCTATTCAGTAGAGGTTGTAGATTCTCTCTATTCCACATTATATTGGTGCCCCCCCCTTCAGGGATTGTAAAACAGCACGGGCCTTCTCTTCAAAATAGGCATTTTGTGCTGCTGTATCATTTCCTCTCATTAGAGCCTCTACCTGCGCATTTAATATTCCTACCTCAACTAGCGGTACTCCTCTATTGGGCCCGTATAAGCCGTTGCGGTGATTTCTGGTGAAGGCGCCAAATGTTTGAGCTAGTCTATCCTCGTATGGTAGTATTTCCTTACGGCTAGGTATGACGCCAGTGGAACCCCTATACTCTCCTGCCGCACCTGCGTCGAAGTGTATCTCTAGAACACCCGCGCCATTGGCCTTCTCCTGCACGGCTCTATCTAACACTGATTGCCAGGAGGTACCTATTGGTGGTAAGAATATAGATAGTTGGAGACCGTAAGAGGGGGCTAGTCTTTCCATTATCTTGACAACCTGTTCATTCATCCAACTCTCCGCCGACTGACCTGGGGCCTGGGGTAGAGGTGTGCCAGCAGCTCCACTAGTACCTGATACACCGTCGCGGTGGCCGGCTGTTATGAACCAGCGAGTAGGCTCCTTATTAGTAGCACTCTGCCAGTCCTTATCATTCTTACGGCTTTCATTATATGTATCAGATACCTCAGGCTCCCTCTGTGTAGGTATGTCTTGTGCACTATCCTCAACGCGCGCTATGCCCTCAGCCTGTCGTTGTAAATTCTGGCGGCTAGCCTCTAGGTAGGCCTGACATAACCGCCTCTCCTCTTGTATACGATAGGAAACTGTTATAGCAGTAGTCGTAGATACAGACTCCTCCTCCTGCCCCGTTACCATAGGTGTTATGCCGCTAGGCAGTGACTTCGTGGTAGCCGATGTAGGCTTGATACCCTGCATTCTCTCTAGTCCATCCGCCCGGGCGCAGTGTCGTGCTGATAGCTGCAGGAGGTGATTGACACTGCTGCGGCGGTCGCCGTTAGCTACCAGGTAGATGTTACTATCACTGAATAGTATATTCTCTCCGCTTGTATAGAGAGAGCGGGTGCCTTCGTCATTGCGTATCTCTATAACACCGGGGCGGGGTTGTCTATCATAGGCCTCTGCTAGTGAACCGTAATCAGGGCTATCATACGCCGTATCTAGTGAATTGATGCCTGTTACGTGGAAGAAGGCATTGGGCTGCGTTATGCGATTAGGATGCCCTAGTGGTTGGTTGAATGTCTGACCCTCGGGGCCGCGCTGATTAGGCTTCTGTAAATCACCATCTACGTATAACTTATCGTAGTTACCCTCTGATGTATATCCGCCTATGATGAAGGCATCCTCCATCTTCCCATCATTGAAGCCCACTAGGACTGGCTGTCCTATCTCGAGTGGGTTGTATACGCCTAGCCCATTATGACCAAAGGGGCCGCTCATCCTAACGTTATCCAGGATCATACCCTTCAATAGGCGCACCGAGCAGAAATTACCTAGGCGGCCCTCCCTAGTGATATTATGGACTATGCCGCGCTGTATGCCCCACTGGCTCTTACTGTACTTATGGGAATAGGGCTCAGAGTATAGGCCACCATTATTATTAGCAAACATTAATCAGCGCTTCCTTGAATAGTAGTAGTGTAATCTCTGTGTGTTAACTTATGACGAATCGAGCGTACCTTGTACTTCGGTAGTACCGCGTTAGCTAGATTAGCGTCTACATTGCTGACTATGCGGCCACTATTAGGATCAGCATAGTTATCATCAGTGGCATTGACGTGGGCACCTACGTACCGTGTTAGTATATCACTGCCATCAGGAAAGGGCACGGCCCGCGCCGAGGGGCTACTTGCTACGTGCTCTCGCATGCGCGCTGATAGATTACTCAACTCCTTCTTAGTAGCGTGCATAGCACTCTCCTCTGCTATAGAATCATATGCTGATATAATCTGCCTATCGTGTATCAATGTATTATACACTTGAAACATCTCATTCGGATACCAGGTGGGGTCCCCTACTATCGTGATTTGTATCGTGCTAATATCTCTACTGGTACGGCGGGCCATACCTAAACCAACTAATAAAGCCCCTGTCTCTTTACTGATGCCTGCGTCAGTATAGGCGCTTAGGTTCTTATCCTCAACGACAGTGGCCCTACATGCAATAGGAGGATTTCTATTAGCGTACTTATAGGGCGTGGCCTGTAATGTAACCTCGATGGCATCATTGAATGAATCAGATGCGCCATTACCTCCATCATCAGTTACTATAAAGCGGTTAGTTGTGGCTATACTACTACTTACTACCCGCATGGAGAGTATGCGCTGTCTCTCATCAGGACATATGTTAAGACCCGCCGGTAGGCTGCGGAAGAAATAGGTTCTATACAGCCTATTGGGATCTTGGAAGCCACTAGTATCGCCGCTATTAGGCGCTATTATAAAATCACCATTGATATGGCTGAATGAGGCGTCTACTACGCGCTCCTCCTTGAGTAGAAACGCTGCTTGTATTATATCAGCGGGGCTCTCATTAATGAAGTTGAATACCCCGCGGTTCTGTCCCTGCTCGATAGGCGGGCGCTGTAACCATATATGAGTACGGGGGTTACCTCCTGGGCTCATAGGCGTGAACATAGCAGCCCGTGTCCAACGCGGCGCATCTACTAGCTCTTCGCCTGGCGTAAGCTTATTCATGTCCTGTATAATCTTAACCTCAGAATTACTCGCATCTCCGGCTATTAGTTTATTAGCGAATAAGTATTCTATCTTACCATCTGCTCCTATGTCGTAGCCGCGTACAGTCATACCCTCCTTGAACTCCTTCCAGCAGCTGGCTACCTGCGGGCCGCTCTCTGTTTCAATAGGGGAGTAACCTACTGCAAAGTTCAGTATCTTACGCAGTATGAGGGCTCTATCGCCCTTCTGTTCTGGTGTGGGGGCACTGAATAAGGTATCTGGGTTAGATAGAACACGTGTGTTGTGTAGTAGCCTCATACGATCTTGACACGATAGCACTACCTGCACACCTGTATTAGCATCAGCCGTTACCTCTACCTTCTCAATGAAGCCCCAGAATACAGGGAATAGAGTAGCGCCCTCCTTCGGTTTCATATCTGTATCTGGTATAGGAAATGGTATATCAGATAGATTACTGATATCCAGTACCTGCTTATCTGACCCTACCATCCCCATGTAAATTCGAATCTCATCCTCCTCGCTGAGGTAGGGGTAGCGCCCGCCCCTGTACTTACTAACATCAGGTAGCGCTGGTAGTAATCCTGGTGCATCTGGTACGGTTAGCGTTACGCGAGCTCTATTTATATTCCAGTTATCGGCATTGATTATAACATCTACGGCGCGTACAGTCCAGCGACTCTTGTTTATATCAGTAGCGCATATCTGAGTGCCAAATAATATAGGTTGTATATCACTAACAGCTGTGGCCAGCGTTATTACTGCAGCAGGTGTCTTAGGACGCATAATTAATAAAAAAGGGACTCAGGAAATCCTGAGTCCCATGAGCGGAGAGAATGTGGGATTATTGTGTAATACTATTCCCAAACGATGAAGAAGAGCTTCCCACAGATATAGGACGAGTATTGTTTTTGAACTGCTGAACAGATTCAGGAATATACCGAATACCTTCAGCTACACCCTCCCAACGTTGTGCAGGTACGCGTCGACCAGGCATGAAGCCGACGCTGTAGTTATCTACCTTGCATCTAGTTATTTCATATCTGAATTTCGCCCTACGATTACGACTAGCAGCACTATTAGAAGGGAACTCAATGCCACTCTGGTTATCGACATTAGAATCGATATTCCAGAAGTCAAGGGATCCTAATCTACGGCTATCTGTTCCACTACGAGTTAGGGGTGAAGATACTAACTCAGCTGCATTAGCATCGAAGGTAATCTGGAACCGGGGGCTCCGACCTAGTACTTGATCACGACCAATTTCATTAGTGCCGAACGTGCGGCCCATAAATTCACCATCAACTAAACCTTGTTCTAGTACCCACGCGATGTTAAATTCCCCGTCTAGATAGACAGGTACGCGTTGGCCTAATTCTAAATAGGTCTCAGTTGAATTTCTAATACTGAGCGTCAGGGACTGGAACTTACCGAACCAGGCAATCTGTCCGCTACTAGTGTCATTAACCCAGACCTCGAAGTCAAACCCACTAAAGGGATCGAGACCAAAGTTATTGACAGCAGGAGTGAGGAAAAGAGCATCTTTAGATGACATTATATTACTCGCCTAAGGGACTGGTTTCTGTGTCGCGGCTAATCGTCACGTAGATATAATCCGCGCTATAAAGGGGCTGGAATTGTAAACTAACGTATAGTTCGCGGCTAAAGTAAGACGCTGTGCTGTTATTGCTGCTATCGATGATGGCGGGTCGGAAGTTAACAATGCTGCCATTCCGCTTGAGTTCACCCATAAAGGCATTAAGAGCAGCGGCTATCTGATTACGGACTAAACGACTATTGGGCATAGCCACATAATTCCGTAGTATAGCGTGCGCCCCCTGCCTAACAACGTCGTGAGCCCGGCGTAGATATATACGCTCCCACGCAGGATCAGTAGATAGCGTAACACCACTAGCAAAGCGGTATGTGCGGTCAACTGTATCCAGACTCAGTACCTCTAACCGCGCAGCTGAATAGATGTCCTGATTGCTGCGGCTGGCATAGTTATCCGTATCAGACTCTATGATGTTAAGGAGGGGCCCGACAATAGATCGCGCTGCAGGACTGACAAAGAAGTCAATAGCAGCTAATTTACCTGCGTAAACCGCAGCACCAGGCACGCCATAGCGACTACTATTAGGTTGACCAGCGTACGTAAACCAGCCTGCTACCATAACCGCACGGGTGGAGTTGAATCCACGTGTAACACTGGCGGCCAGAGTAGGAGTAGTGCGTGGAGGAGCAGCTAATACTGCGATACGAAGGCCATCACTATCACTAGCACGTTCGGCTTCAGTAATAAGAGCCTGTTGAACACCTACGTTAGTAGTGCCCACTAGGAGAATATGCACAGGTTGGTTCTCTAGAGTACGGATGATGCTAACATAGTCATCATTAGTTACAGGAGGCCCATCGTATCCATT